CCTCGAACTGCGTTGAAGGTTAAGGGTATCAAGCTACTTAGCTTCGACGTTATCTATCTTATCACGACGGCCGCGCTTACGACGCATACGTGCCGGGTGGATCAGACGGTGTATGTCAACAACGTCGCTAAAGCGATTACGTCTGTCCTCGCTACAGGCGCGAACGGCCTGGCGACCGCAACTCAGGCGAATCCATACGTGACGAACGTGGCTTTGGCCGCCGGCCAGCAGATTTACCGAACTGGTCTCGATACTCAGGTATGGGTCGAGATCGCTTCTCAAACAGCTGCGACGTCTGTGTATCAGCTCTACGGTATTGACTGCCTCGTAGAATACAACTATAACTGAGGTGTAAAATGGCGAACCTTCAATGCATCGTGTGCGGGCGAGGCTCTACTCGCCCCACATGGAACAACCAAAACGTTCTGGGAACTACGTTTGTCGCTTGCGACTTCCACTCTCAGAACGCTATTCAGGCCGCCGTTTCTTCGGGTCAGCAACCCGCTTCGCTCAAGATTAACATTCCGAAAACCCATCACGAGGTAGGTACTGGCTAGGAGGCTTTGTGGCTGTTCAATACTGTGTCATTTGTGGTCGTGGCTCTGACCGTACTTGGAATAACTCCTTGACGGTCGGAGCTACGACGTATGTCGCGTGCGATTTTCACTCCTGGCCGGAGTTTCAGGGAGCTGTGTCGAACCTCTCGAAAGCTCCAGGTCCAGGAGACACGAATCAAGACCCGGCTATCGACGAGTCGCAGGGGGCTTAATGGCAAACGATATTAGCAGTCGTTCGTGGTTCATCGACACAGCGGGGGCTGGTGTTATCTACCAGCCTCAAGTCTACATTAAGTTCATCGAGGTTGTTGGTGGAGCGGCTGCTGGAGCGGTCGGCGCTTTGATGGCGGACATTCAGGACCGCAACGCCAAGTCGATCGTCCGTGCTCAATTTCAAACAGCAGCCGCTGGCGAGGTTCAGACGTACAACCTTGAAAACTGGTTCGAGGGACTCGTCGTCGCAACGCTTGGCGCAGGTCCAACGACGCTTCGTATTCACGTCAAGTGAGGCTTTGTGGGAAGAGACCTCTCAGAGCTTGCGAGCTACATGCTTCCGCTCGCTAAGCAGCTTCTTCAAAAAGCCACCGATGCTGGTCTTGACCCTATCGTCGAGGACACAGGAAGGACCACTACGGAGCAGACGCAGAAGAGAGTTCAAGGCGTTTCATGGACAACCAATTCGAGACACCTTCCTCAGCCTCCAGAGTGGCTTAGCGAAGCTATCGATGTTGTACCTCGTGTTTGCATGTCTTTGAAGTATTGGGGCTGGAACGGAAGGGTCGAGAATAGTCACCCGTTCTGGGGAAGGCTTATCGAAATCGGAGAGGGTCTTGGTCTTCACTGTGGAGTACATTTCCCCCATCCCGATCCAGGACATTTTCAGTACGTTCATCCACCAGCTCAGATTTTGACGGATACGGAGCTTTCGACTATTTAAAAGGGACGCTTCCTTATACTAAGCGATGCGGGCGACGGGGTTGGGATGGCTCTCCGATTAAAATTGGAGGGACATGACGCCCGCATCAAGATATTCGACCGTATGCACGATACATACGGGAAAGGACTTGTCGACTACTCGGACGAGTACAAGATGGGTCAAACGGTTGTAGCTGACTGTACTGGCTTTGGAGAGGTTCTTGACTCCTATCGTGATGCGGGTATTCCTATCTTTGGTGGCGGAAGCTTCGCTGACAAGCTCGAAGCCGACCGTCGTTTTGCAGAGGAGGTGATGAAAGAGGCTGAGATAGACACCCCCGATTCAGAAAGTGTTACGTCCTGGAGTGACGCTGCTAAGCACGCGGAAAGGCTTTCAAAACGGACTGGCAAAGTCGTGCTGAAGCCGGAAGGCAACCTTAGCGGCGTCATTCCATCTTACATCGCATCCGACGTCGAGGACGCACTAGCGATGCTCAAGCAGTTTGAGAAGGAGTCTGGTACAGGCGATGTCGAGCTTACGGTTCAAGAGTTTGTTGAGGGCGTTGCGGTGTCCACCGAAGGTTGGTTTAACGGCTCTGAATGGGTCGAAGGAATGTTCAACCACACGATAGAGCGTAAGCAGTTCCTCGACGGCGACCTCGGTCCGAGCGGAGGCTGTACTGGAAACGTCGTATGGCCTTGTGACTCAAGCGACCCTCTTGTGAAGCAAACGTTAACAAAGTTAACGGAAGCGTTGCGCGAACACCGATACGTCGGTGCTATCGATATCAACTGTGTTGTTAATGAGGACGGTGTTTATGGCCTTGAATTCACGCCTCGTCTCGGCTATGATGCATTTCCTACTCTCTTGCATAGCCTTTGCGATTTTGATTTTGGTGTGTTTGTTAATTCTCTGGCTTGCGGCGAAGCTAGCGACGTTCGTCTGACTTCAGGCTTTGGAGCGGGTGTTCGCCTTTCCATCCCACCGTGGCCTAACGAGAAGTATCACAACGAGGACTGTGTCTCGCTTCGAGGCTTTGACGATGATGCTCGTGAGTATTTCTATCCCTACGGCGTGACGCTTGAAGGCGACGAGCTAAAAAGCTCTCACGGCGTCGGAACACTCGGCGTGATGAACTACGAAGGACGATCCATCGGACAAGCGTTCGCTTGTGTGTACTTCCAGATACATAAGCTCAAGATACCGAATTTGCAGTATCGTACCGACATGCTGGAGCAGGGCCTCAAAGACTACAGAGAGCTTCGTCGAATTCTGACTGGCGAGGACGAGGGTTGGCTAGGCGTCGATCTCGACGGCACTCTAGCGAAGTACTCTGGATGGAGCGAAGAGATAGGTGAGCCTATCCAGAAGATGGTTCAGCGAGTGAAGCGTTGGATTTACGAAGGCAAGGAAGTACGAATCCTGACGGCTCGTGGTTCGGTAGAGCCGAACAAGTACAAACAGCTTATGAAGGTTCACGACTGGGTCGAAGCCTTCATTGGAGAGCCTCTTGAGGTGACCGACAGGAAAGACCCTCAGATGCTTCGTCTTTACGACGACAGAGTCGTAAAGGTTGAAGCTAACGAAGGAGTACTCGTCTAGTGCCATTTCCTCCTAACTTTACGAACGTCTGGGATACAACGTTCCCTCCAGACACGCAGCTTGCCAACTTGCTTGGTCAAGACTTACGCAACCTTCGTGTCGACGTAATGCAGCGAATGTCCTTGCTAAGCGGAACGTTTGCGAATCGGCCGACACCCGAAAACGTCAACGCAATTTGGGGAGGAGCCGGCTTCGGTCTGCTTTACTTCTCGACCGACACCGGACAAGTCTTTCAATGGAATGGAGGAGCGTGGGTTGAGGTGACTCCTCAAATACGAGGCGCGCTTTTCAAAGACAGTTCGTTGCACGTCCATACCGGAACGGTTTCCGAAGATGTTATCTACGCTTACAACGTGAACGGGAATGCTCTTGGAACGACTGGCGTTTTAAGAGTAACGGTCAAGTTCTTGGCGTCTCCACAAGGAGCTCCAGCATCTATCGTTCGAGCTAGATTTGCTGGAACTCCCGTTGCAGGTTCTATCCTTCCTACTCAAGTTCCGACCAACTACGCTTTTGAGTTTACTATCGGCAACAGAGGACTTACGAATTCTCAGTTTATTTCGGGTGAACTATATGGGCAATCTCAACTCCCCTTAACGTCAGGACAGGCCAACGCTATCGACACAACTCTTAATCAAGCGTTGACTATTACGATGCAAAGTGGGACGAACACCGACCAACAGAATTTCAATCAGTTTATCGTGGAGTTGCTATAATGCCTCCGCTTCAAGACAGGTCGCAGGTTCGCTCTGAAGAGCTCTACGAAGCGTCTTTGACGGGGCCTTTCGGAGGTATTCAGTCTGAGCTTCCGCTCACCGAGATTGAAGCCTTTGGCTTTGCAGACACGAAGAACTTTTTATTTCGTAAAGGAGCTGCTTACGTTCGTCCGGGATGGACGGCTCTTCCTCCTTTCCCGGTCAATCCTGGCGAGCCTATTATGGCGGTGGCAGACTTCTTTAACCTGAATGGTGAGCACATTCAGTGCGTCCTGACACCGACGACGCTTTGGCGATTTGTGAATGGGAACTGGACGCAGATAAACGGACCAGCCTTCGGTGGTGGAGTAGGACAGCTCTTTGCTTGGGATGTACTGAACTACGTTCTTTGCTTCTCTCAGGGAATCGACAAAGTGTTCATCTGGGATGGAATCGCTCCTGCATACGTGCAGAGCTCCGTGAACGCACAGCCGGCGAAGTACATGGCTGAGATCGGCTTGCATCTCATGGTTGTAAGTCCTCTATTTCCTCAACGCTATTACTGGACTGGAATAGGCGATCCGACCGACTGGGTAGGTTTTACCTCCGGTCTAGACGATAACGTGAACAACCTCGGTCCTATTAACGGTTTGTTGAAGCTAGGACAGTACGGCTTCGGGTTTCACCAAAACGGTATTTTGCAGATAATCCCGACGGGAATTGGACTTGCTCCTTTCAACTTTGGGTCGATTATCAACGCGACTCAGGGCTGTATTGCTCCTTATAGCCTCGACCATTTCGACGACCGTGGCCGTGAGCTTGCTGTTTATCTAGGCGTTGATAACGTCTACGTTTTCGACGGAACGTCGGTTGAGCCTATCGGTGATATGCCTATCGACAACCGTCGTAGGATTGGCGCTCGCTCTCGTATCCTCACGGACGTGATGTCGGTCGACCCACGTATCATCTACGGCTTTCCGACGTACTCGATAAACGGACAGGTCTTTCGAGCTTATTGGCTCGTCATTCCTGGCGTAAGTGTCTGGGTCTATAACTTTGATGAAGGTAACTGGACGACATTCACGTACAATAAGACGATTAAGTCCATTGGTAACTTCTTCAAGAATGCGGCAATTCGTATTATCGACTTGATCGGACGTATTCAGGACCAAACCTGGACGCCAGCGACACTACAGTCGAACAACCCTTTCGAGGGCTTCCTTCTCGGCTTTAACGACGGTGTGGCAGGCTACGTCGATTTTACGAACTACTCTGAGGTTCCGGCGAACCTTACGTCGGGGAAGCTAATCTTTGGCGACCGAAGGCACAAGAAGACGGTCAAGAAGTTTCGCTTGTCTTTCATCGACCTTGGCGCAACGACGTTTACGATTTCCCTGTCGAACGAGCAAGGGCAGAATAAGTCTTTTACCTTTACCGTCGGGAGTGGAACAGGCGATGTCTTGAACTACATCCAAGAATTCAACATACCCGGCCTACGGTTTCAGTATACGGTGTCGGTGCCGGCGCTTTCCCCGACAGCGATTGTCGAGCTTGCTCCTATTTGGGATTTGGGCGGCGAACAGCGAGGCGGCTTACTGGAGAACTGATGCAAGCAGCTCCTAATCTTAACTTCACGACTGTAAAGCCTGAGGAGAAATCGCTGAGGACTTTCGTCACGATGTTGAGGGGTGTTTATCAGAGCCTCGTAAACGTCATAAACGGTAACCTCGGCTTTGGCGACGGAATGCATCCTGACAACATTGGCGGAGCTTGGATAAACACAGTTGCTCCTGGAGCGCCGAATACAGACTTCACAGTAAATCACAACTTGAATCGACTGCCGGTTGGATACTGGATTATGCAAAAAGACAGGGCTTGTGATGTTTATACAGGAAGCGTCGCTGCGACTAAGACTCAGCTTACGTTGAGAGCTACGGTAGCGTCGGCTGTTTTGAGGCTCTTCGTTGTCGGTGTCTTGTTTTCCATCCTCGCTATCGGAGCCTTTGCTCAGACAACAAACGTGACCCTCCAAGTCACTGACGCCGGCGCGCAGACTTGGAACAACGGAAGCTGGACGGTCACGCTGATAACCCCTCCGGGGATTCAGAA